TAAAAGGAGTCTGCAACCTGGTAACGATGGATCCGGCGATCAAGGAACTGATGCTGCAGGATATAGATGTATCAGAAGTTTGGGGTGTAGGTCGCAAGCATTCTAAAAAATTGCAGTCTATGGGGATTAATACTGTATTTGATTTAGCTATTAGCAATCCGCAGTTCATTCGTCAGCAGTTTTCTATCGTTATGCAAAGAACGGTGATGGAGCTGCAAGGCACAGCATGTATAGAACTTGAGCATACTCCCCCGTCTCGTAAACAGATTGTCAGCAGCCGATCATTTGGAGCTAAGGTCACTGAACTGGACGATATTAAGGAAGCTATCAGCCTCTTTACTCAGAATGCGGTTAAGCGTTTAAGACAGGAACAGCAGCTCGCTGGCTGTATCATTGGCTTTGTGCAATCTAATCCATTCGACCCGAACGAGCCTTTCTATAATAAGTCAGCACAGTTTGCCTTCCCGGAGCCAACAGATAGTGCAACGGCAATGGTTAAAGTCGCTTGTGCAATTGCGGAGAGTATTTATAAGGAAGGTATCAAGTATAAAAAATGTGGTGTTATCCTGACAGGATTAGAACCTAAAGCTACCCATACTTACGACCTGCTTACTGATATGCGAAAAATAGAAGAAGCAGAAAAATTAATGAAGGCTCTTGAAAATATTCAGGTAAAATTCGGCGATAAGAAACTGGCAATTGGTAGTTGCATGCTGCCAGATCGGAACTGGTCAATGAGCCGGGATAAGCTGAGCAGGAATCCTTTTAAGTGGGATGAGATGCTGAGGATTGAGAAGTAGGTTCATGAGTGAAAAATTAAATTTGTGCCATTAACCTTATAGTATATTTAAAGAAATATGATATATAAGAGGATATATTTTTAATTTTTAACCTAAAAGATAAGCCTATACTTTTTGTCTTTGAGGAGATAAAAAGCTGTTCTACTTTAAAAAAATATAATAATTTTATCGAACGAAGGAAAACGATATGACTGTAACATTCATTAATTGCAATGTATCCGGCAATTCAAAAGATGGTATTAACGCCGGTGGTCAGGCAAATGGCTCGGGTGTAAGTATAGGCTCAGGAATGGACGTGAGAGTTATAGGGGGCTCAACAAACAGTAATGGAAGAAATGGTATAACAGTAGACTCTAATATAAATTTGCACGTGGAAAATCATACCTCTCATGGAAATATGGAGAACGGGTATTTAGTTATAGGCCCTAATTTGTTGTCTCAATTTGGTCTCCCAACTGATCTTAATCTAGATAAGTTCAATGAATTGCTTAATGTACTAAAGAATACGGCTCCTGAAAATAGAGAAAATGCCGTCTACTCAAGCTTTCTTGCTGGGACTTTAGCCTTATTTGCAGATTCATCTACTATTGTTATGAATATACTGCAATATATTGAACAATTACCTTTAGGTTAGTAGAAAGAAGTTTTTTTACTATAGAGTTTACTCTTGCATGCATTGCACACAAATACTGACTTTTATTTGGGTATTGATTGAATGAGCTGTGCAGCCCTCACTTAGAGGGCTTAATCTTGCATATACTGCACACACACTGTCACGCTAACATGATTAGAGATCGAGTGTGCTGTGCAGCCGGAGAGAAGTAATGAAGTCAGCAATACCAACTTCATACCCAGCTCCGCAACAATGCTAAATGTTTCTTACGATCTTCAAGGCCATTGGTGCCGCCATTGATTCTGCGAGTTACCGCAACCACGTCATCTTTATCAGCCAAGGCATTCAAGCCGTTATCAGACCAGAACTTGCAGGCAACCATCAGACCCATACTTGGTAATGCAACAATCTCAGGATTATTTTCCAGATCGATGCCAAGCTGCTGGCCATACTTGCGATAGTTTGCACGGCCAGTCAATTGAATTGGTCCACGGCCTTTATATCGTACTCCATCCCCTGCATGGATATTCCCCAAGTCCTTTCGGCCTTCATAGGCTTTACCTGAGGCGATTTCTTCCATATAGCGAAAGTTGCCAGACTCATGCGTAAGCTGTGCCATGAAATGAATAAAGCGAAGTGAATTGTCCAGGATGCCGTATGTCCGCATATGAACATTTGCAGCCAGTGCTAACTCTTCAGCACGAGCATTGCTGGCCCCAAGTTTACGGAACAGTGCTGATAAAGTGCCTCGGCCAATGATGCCGTCAGCATGTACGCCTACGGATTTTTGGAGCTTTAAAATAGATGCTTCAAACATTTTTGTTCCCTCCTGAAAGCTGCGGCTGCTTAACTAAACGTGCGAACTGACCTAATATCACAAGGATTAATCCAATCCACTTGATAGTTTGTGGTGCCAAGAATGGGAAATATTCAGCACCATGAATCATCCACCATGCAGTTATATCATTGCCAAAGGCAAGCCATGTAGACAATAAAAAAGCGCCTAAAGCGCTTAATTGGATGGACCAGAATTTATACCACTGGCGGGCATTGTTTATGAATTTCATCTCGGATAGTTCCTTATGGTTGCTACATCGGCTTCAAGCCGAGCAGTTTTTTCTTTAAGCAGTGAATTTTCCTGTGCGTTCTGAATGATGGAAGACCCGACCCATGTGCACACCCCAATAAAGACTCCAGCTAATAGCGTGATTGCAATTCGAATGACATTAAGACCACCATCAAGTTGTGCTGATTTATTCTCAAGTGTCCCTACTCTAGTCAGTAAGCTCTCAATATCCTTCCGGTTTTCGGCACTTGCATTTTGATGAGCTTCATTGATGAAGGTTAGTTTGGTTACGTGATCAGACAGCATTCGAATATCAGACTGCATAGAATCGATTTTCTTTTCGAGTCTGACACCGTAAGTCTCATTTTCGGTCATAAGACCCCCTTATTTTTGGCAATAAAAAAGCACCCGGAGGTGCACTAAATAGCTTGAATTCTGGATGCAAAAGCCGACCAGTTTGGTGCAGCCTGATATGCTGCGACAGATGCAGCAGGAACTTTAAAGAGGCATGTTGATTTCAATCTATTAAAAGAAGTTGATTGTATAGCTGGCGGATTAACAGCAAGACATATAATTTGATTACACTCAGTCAATCCATGAAGACCATATGCACCAATACTCAAAAGACTGGCAGGAAGTGGAATAGTTGGTACTTTTAATTCAGTTATTCCTTCTGCGTCAATCGACTCAAGTTGGTTGCTTAAATGTATTTCTATACAAGAGGCAAGGTTATAAAACGCCAAAGATTGAATCACCACTATCGTGTCCGACATTTTCACACTTGTCGCGGACACCCAATTTCGAAAGCACCCGTTTGCCACAATAGTTGCTTTTGATTGTATTACCAAGCCGCTAGCACGTGAAAAAAATGATTTTTCTGCGTTAAAAGCTTCACTAGGCAGAACATTAATCTCATCAGTAATTGTTACTATGCCAATATTGTTCGGGAAATCGGTAAAATCTCCACTGAATTTAATAGCTCCATCGGCGCTACCACTAGTCTCTGATGGCGCAAACAATTCAATGGACTTTGCTGCACTACCTTTCTCTGCAGTAACAGTAATTTTTTGACCGCTTGTATACGAAGATGAAAAAGGGACCGTAAAGTCCCCGTTTGCATCTGCAACACCTGTGTATATGGCCATTTTTTACTCCTGAATTTCAATTGTGATAGTTGCACCTGGATCAGATTTTCCTGAAATTGATGCCCCATCAAACTGCATATTTGCACTTAGTGACTCATCTACATTTACAGAAATATAGGCAGTCGGAATGGTGTTACCTGTAGCGCTAAATCCATCTGTTGCTGCAGTTAAAATTAAGCTAGCCGATTCAACAAAAAATGAGTGCTCAAATTTCTGATAAGACTCATATCGATCACGCACTGACCAAAGTTTCAAAGTATGCGGTTTATTTGGAATCAAAACAGATGCTGATATAGTCGCTGTATTGGTTGTTATATTACTTGCAGCATCTAAAACAATATTCTCAGAAATAAGCTCATAAGAATAAGTTGTGCCAGGCTCAACTGTTATACCTGCATCATAGAATCCAAGAAGTTCTCCATCAGTTTGTTGTAGCCGGTTCCGGTCAACCCAATCAATAGTTAAATCTCGTGTAATAAAATGGGTCTCAGGAAAATAAACTCCATTAAATTTCACATTTGCCGGTGGGTATGGCCGGATTGCGCGGGCCTGAATTTCAACTGGAATTGAACCTTTTTGCTCCAATACGCCAGATGGCGTTGTGGTTAGGGCAGAAACTAAAACCTCATCACCCAGAACATACCCCGTCTCATCAAAGTCCACTTCATTGCCACAAAAATAGAGCTTTACATTAGAATCCCATAGCTGCGGCATGGTATCCAGAGCACCGCGCTTTACAGTTATAATTCCTGTGTATGCATCTATGCTCTGCAAAACCATAAATTCACTCGGCGCTCCGATCCAGTCGCTACCACACTTGATCAACGTTCCGCTTGGCAGATCAGTCAGATTCTTTCGATTCTTGACTGTAAAGCTCGTCGCTGTTTTTGAGATCATCTGATCAAGATCAGCAGTCGGCGAATAATCGATTGTTGCAGCGCGAGACCACTCTTCGCCTTCTGTTTCGTCGTGGGTCATCATAATTGCATAAAGGGAATTGCTTTGCGGCTTCTCTGCGACTACGCCCACCAGACCAAAGTTGCTTTCATAAGCCAGTTCATCATCAACACGACGCTGACCTAGTGCTTTTAATATAAGATAATAAGGAAGTTCAAAAGGTTCGTATTGACATGGCTGGGGCGGCAATGCGCTCTGATTCATTGATTCATCAGCCACAATGCTGGTGTTCATTTCACCGGAATAGGGTACTATCTCTTCAAAATCAATAGTTACGGTATTGTCAGTACCATTGCCTAAATTGATTTTCATGATACGTACTAAAATGGTGCCATTCCATTTTTTAGACCAAGGCAAGCGAATCAAGTCATAACGATTCCATTTACGTGCTTCACGCCAACCAGTTGTAAAACTGCCAGACCATGCTGGAGTCGAAAACTGCTTTAACTTCCAGTTCGCAACGACCTCTGCATTACGCATATTCATGAAGTATGGAAAATCAACCGATTCAGCATTAACATGCCCCATCGTTAAAATAGAGCCATTTTCATAAACCGAGAAAGTTGAGTTTTTGATGCGCTCGCGGTCGTAATAAGTGACATTCAACTGATTAACAATGTCATCACTATTCATAACTTCAAGCGACAAATCCTTAATTTTGTTTTCTGCAATGTCGTGAATTTCATCCTCAGAAAACCAGTCATCACGGAATAAAACCATTTCATACAAGCCAGTTTGTCGATTGACACGAATTCCGGACTCAATGTGATAGCAGAGTTCTTCAATTGCTTCAATACAAGCTTTTTCGTCAATAGCCCACGAAATACCCAGCCCTTCATCATAAATTCGATCCGCTGCTTTAATAAAATTTGCATCATTTATATCCGTTTCAGGCTTACCCATTGCTGTATCGTCTGTGAGAATTTCTCGGATCTTATGTATTGGGTTTATATCAGGACTCTCTATTTCTGGAGTTTCACAAAAAAGTCCATCCACAGGCTGCTCATAACTTGAACCAACAAAAAGATGATTTTGCTTTCCTTCAATGCCTTCAAAAGAAAGGCTCACAGATAGAACCATCTTTTTCATTTGTCCTGGCAGCAATCTAACCTTAATGGTTTTAGACCAATAATCCTCATCAGAGTGGAAATCTTCGAGAGAAAACGGCATGTTGCAGGAAACCGAAACATTTTTAGTCGTTAATTGTATCTGGTAAAAATCAAAAATAATTGGCTCGGCTGTAGAGTATTCAAGTTCGAAATCCATCGATGCCGATACATTCAAATTTACCCCAAAGCCTGCACCGAAAACAAAGGCTCCAGTTTGCACGGAGTTAAATTCGGGGTTTGAAGATTTGAATATTCTTTTTGGGTTGCCAATAAAACCCTCAACTAGATAGCATGATGATTTCAATAAGTAAGAACCAATCTCACAAACAACCGCACCATCCTCGCGAACTTCATACCACTGCCCCTGCCCATCATTTCTAACACGCGTGCGCTTCACCCAAAGCAGCATCTCTTTCATATAGCCTGAGTTGCCGAGGTAAAAGCCATGTGGTGATGCGCTTAAAGTTTGCCCCACATTCAAGCCACGGAACACCAAATAAGACTGATACGGGTAGCCAGAAACTAACGGAAAATACTTTTGATACTCTGCATTAGGCTCCTGATCTGGATAGCCAAAATGAATATCAACATTCCCGGAAACACCGCCCTCATCCTCACCGAATAAATTGCCCTCCAAAACTGGAAGTAAATTCGGGGGATGTTTCAATGGGTCATGCACTACCCACTTGCGATTATCAAAGTTAATCGCAATCAATTTCTCA